GCAACTATTTTAATTGCATTAAAAGCTGCTTTAGGATTAGCATTAGTAGTCACTCTTTTAAGAAACCCTGCACCTTTTGTTTTACCAGTAATAGCTGATAAAGCTGATCCTTGAGTGAATGTTTCAGTTAAACCTGGACCAAATGCTGCTGTTACTTTAGCTAATAACGGTTCATCAGTTACACTTTCTTCACCCTTTGTAAAATCTTGTACTGCTTTAAATCCATCTACTGTACTAAATCCTTTTGAAGTAGATCCTTCAATATTAAGTTTATCAAATTGAAAACTTTTTACTTGAGCTTCAAAACCGCCACGCGTTTTAGCCAAAGCATCCATTCCGTCTTTACCTAATATAGCTGCAACTTGCGCTTCATCTGCTTGTTGCACATAATGTATAGAGACATTAGAAAAAACCTTTTTAAAATATATAGAGCCATTAATTATAGACCAGTTTCCTGTTTGAGGTAAATTACTAGACCAACCATCAGACTCTGACACTTTATGAGTAATTCTTTCAATATTTGGATTTTTACCAGCATTTGCTGGAAGAGCTATTGCTTCGTTTATTGTTACTGTTTTAAAAAATATAAATGCCATTATATTGCGCCTCTACCTAATTTTCTAAATTGTTCTTCACCAAACTTTATTCTACCTTCATTATTTGCATCTTGTGCTCTTGGTCTTTCGTATCTTTTACTAAATATTAAAGTAGCTTCTTTAACACTTTTTGCTTTTTGTAATTGTGATAAACCATAAAATTCAGGTTTTAAATTAAGTTCGTATTTTACAAAGTTAACTTGAGCATATAATGTTTTGTAGCTTAATCCTCTTCTTTGAGAAAAATCAATTAATTGACCTAGTCTATTACCAGCTTTTAGCTGTGGATTCCATTGAGCTATTCCAAATTCTCTTACACCTGTTTGTGCTACATCAGTTTGTGATTGTGCAACTATATTAATATCACCATTCTTATCTCTACCAGCTTCTTGAATAAAATTACCAATCATACCGCATGCTTGTTCGGGAGTAAAGGCTCCGCCTGCATTTGATACAAAGAAATTAAATATCTTTTCACAATTTGTAGTTCCAATTAATGTGTTATCCAAATCATCAATATTTGCTTTAACACCAGTTGCAGGTGTTTGTATTCCTATTTGCTCTCCTAATCCGCCAAATGCTTCGATTCCTGGATCTTGAGTTTGTTTTCTAGAACCATCAGAAATATTGTTCTTAGATGTTTCTATTTTAGGTATAGAACCAATTACAAGCGGTTGTTGAGAATCTTCACCATCAAGAAAAAATCCGAATACTTGAGCTCTTACTTTAATTTGTGAGTTTGACCCTAAACCTGAGCTTCCACCTTCAGTTGTTGGAATTACTACTTGTGCCCATGGGAGATCTTCATTACTAATCAGTAAAGTGTTTTCAGTATGCACACCGTGAATTCTTACTTTAACTCTATCTAATCTTAGAGGATCTAAAATATCAACTACAGTTCCTATAAACCATCTCGTATTGTCTCCATAATATCCTTTCATTAAATTGTAATCTCCTCGCCAAACGACGCTAATTTTCCACAAAGTAATACAGTATCAAATCTTTCGTATTTAATAACATGTTTTGCTCCGCATATTATATAATCACCAGATTTTTTCTTATCTATAATAGGTCTTTGCTCTGCATCATTTTGTATGTTATCTAAAAATACTATTCTAACAATTTGACCAATTGAATAATTTGCATCTGCAGAAAGAAATTCTCTGCCATTTACAGTAATTGATATAGGTGATTTAGCTAAAAAGTTTTCCATTGATTTACTAACAATTTTCTTTTTATGATCACTTGCAGTAACTTCATCATTATAGCTCTTATAACTCTTAGTTAAAGGTCCATTTTGATAAGCGCCACTTGAAGAAATTTGTGAAATGACATTAGAATTATGATTAGATATTTTAATATCATCTACTGCATATTCAGGCGCATATACAAATTTTGTATTTTCTCCGCCTAACATATTATTTTCTGTTAATTTTGTAAACCCGTCATCATCAACTCTAAAATCTACTTTTTTATTTGTATTAGATATTGTATCTATAAACTGGTATTCAGCTCCAACTAATCCTTGTCTTATAAGTTTTAATAAATTATCTGTTTTTTCAATTGAAAATTTATTAATGGAATAAAATCTCTGAACACTTTCACCACTTGATTGCACACTAGGAGCATATATGTAAGGAGTGCGTAAATTAATTGGTTTTTGCTCGAGCATTGTTCCTAAATCTTTTAAAATTAAATTGTCAACTCCAAGAGCAGAATAAAAATAATACGGCAAACCGAAAGAGCTTTGAGCTTTATTTTTTAGCCACTCACATGCTTCTATAGGATGTAAATTAGGAATGATCACTTTTAAATTATCAATATTATCAGTTCCAGCAATCTCAGCATTTTTATTTAAATACTCACTCATAATTTTTTTAATCATTTGCGTAGGAGAACCACTGTATGCTCTACTTATGTTTTTTACTGAAGATTCAAATACATGATATTCAATACAATGTATAATAACAGTTTCATTTCTTTCATCAGATTTTATGACCTTTGAAGTATAGTCTATTAAAAAATCTTTAGTGATTGAGTAGCCTTCTTCTTTATTTTCAGAATGAACTAAAGTTATTGTGAGCTTTTCTCCCCCTTGAAAATCTATATCTTGTAATATATTTTCTTGATCTAAAAACTGTATGTGAGCAGTTAAATAGGGTTTTCCTATATGTTCATGTATACTTATGTCTGTTATAATCTTAGATATATCTATTTTATTTACTTCAGATAATCTTGCATTTGTAATGAAAGCTTCAGTAATAACAACTTCAGTTTTGTTTATAGGCGCGTTTTGACTCATACTATTCTCTTATAGATTTTTTATAACCAGATACTAAAGATCCCATTAAAGACGGTTTTATTACTTTAATAATACGTAAGTTTTCATTTACATCATATTCTACATCTAAATTAGTTTTTTCAGTATATTGTGCACCTGGCGCAACAAATGGAAAAGTATTGACTCCTGCATCAGGATCTGTTATATCTACGATTGATTCTGACGCATCAATATAATGTCTTGCTGCATTATATTCTGCAGAACTTGAGATTGCAGATAAAGTTTCCACAACTCCACTTGAATTAGTAGATTGCATAAATTCGCCAGAAGACGCAAATGCAACTGTTCCTTCTATAACTATTTGACCTAGGTCTAAATTTCTTCTTATGATTTTTCCAGAAGCGCCAGAAGTACCACCTGAAACTGTTTGTCCTACTTTAAATTTAGCTGATATATTTTCTCTAGTTGTAATAGTAGTATTTGGGTAATTCTTTTTAACATATGTTATTAACTCGTTATTAGGCAATGGCCAACCTTGTTGTCTTATATCGTCATTAAGTAAATAAAATGTCCAATAATATAAAGGTGTATTGTAAAGTTGAATAGAAACTTGATCGGGTCTAAACCCTTCTTGAATATTATGATAATTAAAAAAAGATATGTCGTCTCTAACTTGATCTATAACATCTGCATATTTAGATATATTCTGAAACACAATTGGATCTTCTTCATTACCAAATTTGTATAATAAAGAACCAAAATCCTTAAAATATAACATTAATAGCCTCCTTCAACATCTTGTTTATTAAGTGTTTTATATTCAGTAAAAGCTAGTGTTAAATCGATTTCATTTGGTTGCCCATCTCTTCTAAACGCGCCGCCTGTAGGATTTACAGAATAACCTACATTTCTTAAATAACAATATTGAATCATTGGTAATTTTTTATTTTGAGAACCTTTATGATTAAAAGTAATTTGAAAAACATTAGGGAATTTATATCCTAAATCTGCGGTAACACCAGTACTTCCTATGGGCATATTATATACATCTGGATATAATTGTGTTCTAAAATGTTTAACTATTTTTTCAACAACTGCTGCTTCTGCTGCAGATTCAGCAATCATTTTAAATTGAAATGTAAATTCTCTTAAAACTACGCCTCTAAATAACGCTCTTACATTTGGATTTACTATAGTTCTATTTTGCAGTGTCAATGCATTTCTAAATCCACTATTAAAAATTCTACCACTTACATCTATTGCTCGAGCTGCTGCAACTCTAGCAGCTGTTTCAGATAATTGTGAATTGCCCACAAGAGCGTCAAACGTAGAAGTGGCACCTTGTGTCATTGAAGAAAGAACACTTCCTAAAACCGACGCACCTGCTTCTGCAGCAGCTGCTCCTACAGTACCAGTAATGCCTAATGGTGCTCCTTCATATTGTGCACCATCGTTATATTGAAAAGTTAAAGGAAAATACATATCAACAATTGGTTCACCATTTACTTTTTGAAATTTTAATCCACCGTTTAAAACACTGCCAACACCTTGTACAAATTGATTTTGTGCTAAATTATCTAAGACAGCTTTAGTTTTATCTTTACCTTTTTCCAACACGTTAGAAGCGATACCAGTAAGTGTTGGTGTTGCAGCTTGTGTTCCACCACCTAATGCACCAGGCGAATTTATTTGATTATTACTTGATGACGTTGTAATAGGACCAATGCTAGATTGAGCATCATCAGAAAATGCTTGAACATTATTAGATTTTTTTGTATTATCTACTGGTGATTCAGACAAATGCGATTTTTGACTAACTCCATCTTGATGAGGTTGTAAAGAAAACATTCGAAAAGAAACTCTAGCTTGATATGCAGGATTACCAGTTTCCATTGGATATGATAACTTTTCACTTTCTTTTTTTAAAACTTGATCAGTTGTTTTATTTTCTACTCTTGAGGTTGAGGTATTACTAGTAGAAATGTTTTTACTAAGCGGTTTTGCAAAATCACTAAACTGAGGATTTAAATTAGAAGGCAAAACTTCTCCGCTAGCCCCGCGTTTTAATCTTCCTGTAGGTATTCCGGCTAATCCAATGTCTGACATATTTAATCCTTATAGATATTATTAAGATCTTATTTTTATATTTATAACGGATTTCATGGGATATTCAGGAAGATATCAAGTCAAAAATAAATCAAAATACAAAGGAGATTCATCTTCGGTTGTATATAGATCATTGTGGGAAAGAGCTGCATTTAATTGGTGTGATAGTAACGATAAAGTAAAAGGGTGGAGTTCAGAAGAAGTTATCATTCCATACTACTATGATGTTGACAAAAAGTATCATAAATATTATGTCGATTTAAAAATAGTGTTTGAAGAAAAAACGATCTTAGTTGAAATAAAACCAGAAAAAGAAACTGTTCCACCAGTAGGCGCAAAAAAAACTAAAAGATATATTACTGAAGGTCTTACTTATGTAAAAAATATGAATAAGTGGGAAGCTGCAAATGAATATGCTCAGGATCGTGGATGGGAGTTTCACGTGTGGACTGAAAAAACTTTACAAGAAATGAAATTATTGCATAAGCCAGTTCCTGGAAAACTTAAGAAGTATACTCCAATGAAACCATTTAGAAAAAAGCGTAAGAAAAAGATATAAATAGAATCATGAGTAACTTATTTCAAAAACTAGAACTTGAAGCTTTTCGAAAAGGTATTACACCACGTACAGATGAATCACGTGATTGGTTTCGTAAACGTGTACAAAGTTTAACGAGAGTTAACCGGGAATCTTTAATGAGAGAAGAAGGTGTTAATAAAGTAAATTCACCTTTATTAGGAAGTATGATGATGTTCTTTTATGATCCTAAACTTAAAGATAAACTTCCGTATTACGATACATTTCCTTTAGTAATACCAGTTGAAAAAGCACCGGGAGGTTTTAGAGGTTTAAACTTGCATTATATACCACCTGTTTTACGAGCAAAGTTTTTAGATAGTTTACTTGATTTAGTTAATAACAAAAGTTATAACGAATCAACACGTTTTAATTTAACATATAAATTGCTTAAAGGCGCTGCCAAATTTAAATACTTTCAACCTTGTTTTAAACATTATTTAATGGATCATGTTAAATCTCAGTTTGCACAAGTACCAGCACCAGAGTGGGAGATTGTAACCTTTATGCCAACAGCAAGTTGGAAAAAAGCTTCTGCCGGCAGAGTATATTCAGATTCAAGGAAGATGGCAAATGGCTAATAGTGTAGATGAATTAAAAGCATTAGTGAATACTAAATTAGGTTTTGCTAGACCTAATAGATTTTTAGTAACACTACCTTCATTTGGTGGTGGCGGTTTATTTGGAATATTTACTGATGGTGCAAGCCCTCGAGAATTAAATATTTTGTGCTCAAATGCAAGTTTACCTTCTAAAGTTGTTCTTACAAATGATAGAAGAATCGGAATGGAATATCAAAAGATGGCATATTCATATGCTGTTGATGATGTATCTATGACCTTTTATCTTATGAATGATTATGGTGTTAAAGAATATTTTGATACATGGAGAAATATAGTTATTAATGAAGATAGAATGGAAAGTAATTATAAAAATGAATATGCTAGAACAGTTACAATACATCAATTAAGACAACCGTTAATTGGATTTACAAAGCAAGTTGGGCCTATTAGATTTGGTGGTGGTATTGGTGGCGGAACTGTATATTCAGTAGATTTATTAGAAGCATTTCCTATAGTATCTAGTGCTATAGAATTAAACAATGAGTTGGATGGATTAGTTCAACTTACTGTAAACTTTGCGTATACTAATTGGAAAAGATCAAGTAGTACACAAGGATTTATTAACATGGATATTGATACACCATTAGGTGGAATTGATATATTATAAGGAGTGAAATATGGCATTGCCAAATCTATCGAATGATAGACCAATTTACGAGATGACTATACCATCAACTAAAGAAACTATAAAGTATAGACCGTTTTTAGTAAAAGAACAAAAGGCTTTATTAATTGCATATGAGTCAAAAGACACTAAGCAAATATTAAATTCAATGTTAAGTTGTATAGAAACATGTGTGCCTGGTACAAATATTAGAAATTTAGCAACGTTCGACGTCGATTATATGTTCTTAAAAGTAAGATCAAAATCTGTTGGAGAATCTACTAAGTTACTTTCTGCGTGTACTGAGTGCAATGAAGAAAATGAAATTACAATAAATATTGAAGACGTTAAAATGGAAGCATCTGAAATTAAAAATCAAGTAATTCCTATTAATGATGATGTAAGCGTTGAAATGAAATATCCAACATATGCAGATGTAATGAGTAAATCAGTTGGAATAGATGAAGAAATTTCTGGAGCCGAGGAAGTTTTTAATTCTATAACTAGTTGTTTAAATGCTGTTCAAACTAAAGAAGAGAATATATTAATAAGCCAAGAGCCTAAAGAAGAAGTTGACAAATTTATAAATTCTTTAACCAATACTCAATTAGAGAAGATGTCTAAATTTGTAGAAAATATGCCAACACTGATGCACTTACATGAATATACTTGCAAAAAGTGTAACCATAATAACACAGTTGAACTGAAAGGTCTACAAGATTTTTTTTAATTTGCCTCTCTCATGAAACCTTGGAAAATTATTTCAAGACTAACTTCGCTATGATGCAGCATTTTAATTATTCTTTAACAGAATTAGAACAAATGTTACCGTGGGAGAGAGAGGTTTATTTAATGTTACTAAATGATCATTTAGACGAGAAGAAGAGGGAGCAAGAACGTGGCAACAACATTAGCTGATATTAATGCAACGCTAGGCGCAACAAATATAGGTATTGCTGCAGTAGCTAAAGATACTAAAAAAACTAGTACAGGCATTACTAATTTTCTAAAATATTTAGAAGATAAAAAAGCTGACGATCTTGAAAATACAAGAGAAGAAAAAGCTGAAAAGAAAGCATCAATTATTGATAGCGCTTCGAAAGTAGGCTCTTCAACTAGATCTGGATTAGAAAGTATAGCTAAATCTGGTAAAGGTATGTTGTCAGGACTTAGCAAATTTATACCTGCAGCTGCTACTGGATTTTTATCAGCAATGTTAGGATCTAAGTTATTTAGATTTGGGCTAGCAGGATTAGGTCTTACTTTTGCTGATGAATTGGCAAAGTATATATCAGGGCCAGAAGCTAGTAAAGAGTTTACTAGTGGCGTATCGATGGCCATAAAGGGTGGCGCTATTGGATCTATATTTGGATTTAGATTCGGTCTTATCGGCGCGGCTGTTGGAGCATTATTAAATAATAAAAAAGTAGATGAAGAACTTGGAAAGTTAGTTAAAAACTTAGAAAATTTTAGTGTTAGGTTTCCAAAATTTGCTGGATTTTTTAGTGGTATTGGAGATGCTGTAGGATCTGGATTAGAAAGTGTTAATAAACTTTTAGACGGAACCAGCGAAAATACATTTAAAGATATAGGCAAATCTCTTCTTTTATTAGGTGGTATTGCAACTTTATTAATGCCAGGTAAAATGCTTGGATTATTATTTGGAGCCACTAGACTTATGTTAAAAACACCAGCTGGTATTGCGTTATTAGCAATTGCTGGTGGTGGAATGGCAATAAATTCATTAATGGGTGGTGATGCTACCGATGCAGCAGGCTTTGGCTTAAGTACACTTGCAACTGGTGCGACTTATGGAGCTTACAAGTATGCAACTCGAGGTAAACCTCCAGTTAGTGTAACTCCAGATGTAAAACCTAATGTTAATCGATATCCTGCAGGTACAACTATTAATGGAAAGAATGTAGGCGGTCAAATGTATAATGCTAACAAAGCAGCGCCTAAAGGCTTAAAGATACCCTCAGCTTTAAATACAGCTAAAAATTTAGCGCCTAATGCAAGTAAAAATTTAACAAGTAAAGCAGCACAAGTTGCTTGTAAATCT